ATATCGCCAACCATGCCACCAAAGTCTGCCGTCGTCTGGCCTACCGCCTGGCCGATTGTCTCCATGAGCACCCGCGCCGGGTTCTCTCCGGTTTCGCCGTGGAACGCTTGCATAAGGCGGACGTTGGGATTGTCGCTAGGCTTGGCTTTACCCTTGGTGTCCTCGGGTGTTTCCTCGCCGAAGAGCATGTTAGCCATGCTGGGGAATTTTTTCCGTATCACCGCCTCAAGCCCGGCCGCGATTGCCATAGCAATGGTTAGCCCCAGCTCCAGGGCAAAGCCGCTGACCACCAGGGCGGTGTCCAGCACACTCTTTAATGCGTCACCGATTCCGGCCATGTTCTCGGCCGAGAACATATTTTTAAAGAGGCTCTTTGCCTTGGGCTGTAGCGTGGTCCACATTTCGTCGAAATTGACGCCGCCCACCGCCTCTTTAATGCTTTTGAAAAAGTCCGTTATACCGCCCATGTGTTCAGATATGGAGTCCAGGAAACTACCAGACCAGGTGGGGCTATCATTAAAGACCGCCCATAAGTCATGGACCACCACCGCGAGCCCGGCAAGGACCGCCGCGAATCCGAGGAATGGCGCGATAGTCGCAAACACCCCGGACAGAACACCGAACGCGATACCCAGAGACCCGAGCGCGGCTCCCGCGCCGCCAATCATAAAAACGAATTTCAGAATGTCATTGCCAATGCCTATAGACTTGGCAAACTCAATCATTCGCTTGGTAAGACCGACCACCACACCAGCTACAAAGCCCATGCTGTAAAGCACGTTCATAAGCCAATTGTGGATATTGACGTTTATCAGATTGCGGTTTTCGGCGTATAGCTCGGTGAATTTTTCGACTAGGAACGTAAAGCCGGGGGCGACGGTGGCCGCAATGGTGGCCCCAATCGCGTGGAGTATCATATGGACGCGGGTGAATGCCTCCCCCACCTCCACCAGCGCTTGGACCTGGCCGCCAGAAAGCGTCAGCCCCAGCTTACGGACCGCCTCGGTTTCCTCGTTAATGGCATGGGAGCCTTTCGAGAGAAAGGCCACCATGCGTTGACCACCACGCCCTAACAGCTCTTGCGCCACGGCGGTGCGCTCAATCGGATCGGACATAGCCGCCAGCTTATCGGCAACGGCCATAAGCGCGTCCTTGGCGGTATGGAACCCTTTGACCTGGTCCGAGCTGATACCCACTTTATAGAATGCGTCCCCCGCCTCTTTCGAGCCCATGCGGACCTCATAGAGTTTGCGGGATAGCACCGACAGACCTTGCGTCATCGCCTCTTGCGAGACGCCCGCAGACTTGGCGGCGGCGCCAAACTCTTGCAGCTCTTCAACGTTCATACCCAGGTTCAGAGCTGTGGTGTTCAGCTCTTCACCCCACTCTGCAAATTTCTCGGAAATCTCAAACAGCTTTTCGGCAATTTCAAGTCCGGCGAAAATTTCCAGCCGTTCTTTAATTCCCTCTAGGGTGTGCTCCAGTTTTTCTAGCGGCTCGTGGTCAACCTCAAAACCGATCTTAGCTAGTAGCTCCCGGACGTTCACGAGCAAACCCCCACGGTGGGGGTTTGGCGGCGGTGTTCAGTTTTTGTTATCACGTCTGGCCCTCGCTATTGCGTCCCGCTCCATTTCAATTTGGACGTCTAGCGCCTCGTGGCTGTCTAGTAAATCGTCCAGGCTCCAGAGTGTTTGCACATTTGTTAGGGTGTCATGACCTGCCGTGACCGGACGCCAGACCGCCCAATTGACGTTCCCCGGTTCTACTGTCTGACGCTCACCGGACGGGCCGTGGAGCTGGTGTCCCCTCCGGTGACGGCGCCTAAAAAATTGCCATACTGAGCCTCCAGCGCCGCCCGCACCACTTTAAACAGGTGGCCGGGCTCCCCGATAAAGTGGTCGTCAAACTGGAACGGCTTGTGGTCACAGAGGACACCCGGGCCGGACACCAGGCGCTTGACCAGGTCCACCACTTCGGTTTCGTCCAGACGGTCAATAAGCGCCGCCACCGCTTTACCGAGCACGGCGGTATTGAGCGGGTTTAGGTCCGTGTCCATGAGGTTGCGCTTTTTGACGGGCTCTGGAACGCCATTAACCAACTTGGCCGGCGCCAGCTTTTCCAGCCCCAGGGCGCCCAGGGCAATCATAAGCGGCTCGCCAATGATTTTGGTCAGCTTGGCGAGCGTCTTTAACGCCGTGGTGGTGTTGAATTGTTCAAACTCGTATGACCTACCGTCAACGGTTTTTTGGACCAGCTCCCGTGTCATTGCGTATTGCCTCCGGTGTATACGGTTAGGCTAGTAGTATCTAGGGACCACTCCCAAAGCGCTACGTCTTTTTTCCACACCGCCTTGGGGAATTTCTTTACCCAGCAAAAGGCGGCAGCGAAAAGAGACCGGCCGCTGTGGTCTCGGGCCAAAACCGGAACAGCGCCTAGGTCCGCCGCCTCGTCTAGCACCGCGAGCAGAGACAGCGCGTCATTGGAATCTGACGATTGCATGAGCCGCAGGACGATATGTCCGGCGCGGTTCAGGTTCTTTACCCGAGCAACCTCGCCGGACACCCCGACATATTTTTTATATGCGTCCTCGTCACGCTCCACCGTCACGTAATCGTCATCGGCAAAGCCGCCCATGATATAGCCGCCGATAGCGAGGCTAAATTTTTTCGGATCATAGGTTAGGACGGTGCCGCTCACGATTAATTACCGCCCAGGAAAATGTCCAGGGCGCCGGTCTCAATCGTCCACTCCCACTGATTGACGTCTTTTTTCCAGGTGGACTTGGGGAATTTTTTCACCCAGCCCGATTCAGACGAAAACACCGAGCGGCCGAGCCCGTCCTTGCACAGAATCGGCACCTGGCCGCCGTTGCTCGCCTCGTCCTTGAGCGCAAATCCGGTAAGAATGTCATTGGACGCCGACGATTGCATGAGGCGGACCGTCAGGTGGCCCGTCCGGGTGTTGACTTTGGCGCGGGTGGTGATCCCGTCAACGCCCGTCTTTTTGGTAAAGGCGTCCTCATCCCGCTCCACTTCAATGAAATCGTCATCGGCAAAGCCAGTCACGATATGGCCGCCAATGATAAGGGACACTTGTTTCGGGTCATACTGCAAAACGGTCATAGCCTGTAGCCCCTTTCTTTTGGTTAGACGGACACATTGCCGTTAATGACGATATTGTGGAACGCGCCCGTGAGCCGCGCTGAAAACACCACCGAGCCGAAGGGCAGGATACGCGCCGCCCGGGTATTCGCCGGAATGGACGCCACCGGCACCGTGGTAACGGTGATACTGGTATGGTCCAAAAGACCATTGCCACCGTCGTCCGAGCCTTGCTTGAGGGTCTGGCGCACGGCGTTTTCAATGACCGCCAGACCTTTATCCGTGTAGGGGATCTTCGGGTTGTTAACGAGCAGCGCAAAGACGTTGGTTTGCATGGTGGATTCCAGCCAGTCCAGCCCCACCGTCACGTCAATATACTGGCCGCCGCACATCCACCCGTTTTTGGTGATAGGCACGCCGCCCGTGTTCTCGTAAATATTGGCGCCCTTGCCGGTGGTAACACCGGGGGTGCCAATGAGCGTGGCGCGTTGGTTGCCCGTGTAGCTGTCCGGCGAAATGCCGGTCAGGCTCTTAAACATCCACGTGGAGGCGCCCGGGGTCTGTGGGAGCTGACCACCAAGCCACGCGGCGTCCATGCCTGCGTTGTAGCTGGCTGGCGAGAACATAAGCGCCGTCCGCTTATAGCCCTTGCCCTTGAGCACGGACGCCACGTCCGTGGTGGAGCCGGAATCAATGGCGGAATCACCAGACGCCGCGATAAAGATTTTCTTGAGCGTTTCGGTGAGCGCCGCCGCTTGCAGAATGTCCCCGACGACGTTGGAGCACAGCGCCAGACCGTACCAGTTATCACCATTCGGCGCGGTCAGGATTTTGGTAATGTCGTCCTGAATGCCGTTGTTCGTCGTGGTGTGGATCAGGGCTAGGTTCGGGTTGGCATTGACGCTCGTGGTAAAGCCGTCTCCCGGGGTCTTACCAGTCAGAATCAGCGTCACCGTGCCGGTGGCCGCCGCCTTGCAATTGGTGTCCGCGTTGACGAGCGCCAGAAGTCCCGAGACGATTTCCGAGACGGTGGCGGTGCCGTCCGACGTGTATTGGTAGTCCGTGCCGCTGATAGTGATTATGTAGAGGAACAGGTTGACGGCGGTGGGCGTAATCGTGTCCACCTGAGCAACCGCTGGGGTGCGCTTGCCAATACCAATCAGCTCCGGGGTGAGGGTTTGCTCAAACGCCTCCACCGCGTAAATGTATTCCGCGTCACTGGTCAGGAACCCGTCACCAAGCATTTCCTTGGGGTCCGAGTAGTACCGGAGCACGTCACTATTACTAAAGCCTTTCGGCCCCACCACCAGCGGCACGCCGAAACCAGCTTGGGGAACGGCGGCGGTGCTCTGGGTAATAACAATATCCACGATTTGGTCTAGTGCGGTAGCCATGCTCTTTCCCCTTGGCTGCGGTGCCATCGCACCTTGATTTTCGTTAGGTCGGAGAGATTTCCCCGACTATCGTAATGTGTTCAATGGCGCCTAAGTCCTCGGTAAGATTTGCGGCAACGCCAAATTTCACTTCCATGTGGGCGCGGCCCTCGTAACCGGTATTGAGCAGCGCCGACAGGTCGGTAACGCTGCCGTTCAGCCACACCGCGATACCGGCCAGGCGGAGGTTGGCCTGGACGGTTTCCTGTTCAAGCGCCGCCTGCCACAGTGTCATGTAGTTGTAAGCCTGCTCGTGACTCGTGGCGTAACAGTTGAAATCCACCATGACCTTGCGCTGGCCGCCTCGGTTCCACACCGTGGTCGGCTGTCCCAGGTTATTGGGGACGTTGGTGGCGGAATCGTCGCCGGACTTGCCGGCGGGTCCAGTAAATTTCAGGGTAAAATACGGCTTGGCCGGACGCGGATAATTTTGGGATTCCGGCTCGGCCAGGATACAGGTCAGCTCTGTGGCGAGCTGCACCTGGTCCACCAGGGCCACGCGTATATCGTCAAATTTTACCGGAAAGATTTTGGTCATGGCGTGGCGTTCGGCCCCACGTCAATCCGCATGGCGCGGACCTTGGAATGGTTGCCCCAACTCTCCACCGTCTGGACCTGGTAGTTGACGCCGCAGCGCTCCACGCGGTCATTGAGCGCCAGACGGGCGGTGGTGTAGATCCAATATTGTTCTTTGGTCCGGTCTGCCTCCGGGACCATCATTAGTTCCTGGCCGCCGAGCGGCTGGAAACTTCCACGGAATTGAAAGCTGGTAATATTGCGCTTTATCGGCTTGCCATCGACGTAGCTAACAGAGCCCTCGCGGACGGCGGTGGCTGTCTCGCCTTTAAGTAAAATTTGGCTCTGTCCCTGGCTACTCATTGATTACCACTCTGTATTCTATTGACCGAAGAAGCAGCGTTGTTTCCACCAGGGTCCGGGGTGCAACGCCTGCGTGGCGTTTGGCGGCTATGGTGCTCGGGGCGTTTGGTGGCGGGACGTTGGAATTGATTTTGTTTTTCACCAGCTCCCGGAGCCTGAATCCAATGGTCTCTAGCGCTTTATCTACCGTAATTTTCCCAGCTAGGACTTGCTTTACCAGCTCCACCCGCCACCGATTAATGTCACCCATGTGCTCGTCAATGGTGGACCGGATAAAAGACCGCGCCGGGCTGGTCTCTGTTCCAAACTCATTCCAGAGCCCCACCTGCACCACCGAGACGCCGTCCGGATACTCGCCCGCGCCCTCGTGGATTCCTATGGTGACGTGCGAGCCTTTGACCTTGCCCATTTCTTTGCGGAACCGGTTCCACTCGTCCTTGCCCTTTTCCGATATTTTTATTTTCGGGCGTATCACTTACTCACCTTTGGGCAAACCAGGTCACGGTCCAGTTTTGAATCCATGGCGACATTCGCCAGTTTTTCATCATGTTCCGGGTAAAGGCTGGGCGCACCCGGTCCGCGTTGGCGTCGGTCACCTGCTCTTGCGCTATGGAAATGCCGCCGGCAAACGGCGCCGCGTCCTCGGTGGCCAGGCGGTTCCTGAGCATGGTCTGAATGGTCTGGTAGCTCTTGAGCCGCTGGCTGTAGCTCATGCGGACCGAGCCCACCGATTCGTCCACGAGCCGGGCGAATTTCACCATGACCGCCTCACAGGCGCGGACCGCGGCATTAAGCGGGGTGTTGTTATACTGCCCGAGCAGGTAGGTAATCTCTCCGTCCTGCAAAAGCTGCTCACACGTATCCGTGTCACCAATCAGGAACCGGACGGCGTCCTTAGCGCTGCTCGCGGGGTCACCGCTATAGGACCACGCCATGGCTCAGCGCCTCCCGTTGCGGCGGTTGCGCCCGCCGGCCACGGGCTTTTCGGCCAGCTCGGGCTCGGGCGCCGCCACCGGGTGGCGGGGCTCGGGCGGGGGCGCCGGGATAGGGTCCGCCTCGTCCACCTGTCTGGTGTTCGGGCTCGGCCCCTGGCCGGCGGTGAGGGTCACCGGGCCGCTGTGGTGGTCCTCGCTGGGTCCGGGCTCCAGCGGGAGAATACGCCCCTTGGACGCCTCTTTGAGCAGCCACGGCGGCGCGGAATCGCGCCGTAGCTTTTGCTCGGGGGAGAGCACAGAGGACACCCGGACCGCTGCCGGGTGCCCGCTGTGCGCCGGGGGCGTCACCGCAAGGCGGATATAGCCCCATTGGAGGTTGGCCTTTAGAATGTTTGGCGCCCAGGCGTCCGCCTCGGGGATAGGCTCGTCACGCTTGGCGACACGCCCACCCTCCAGTTTCAGCTCCAGCACATTGCAAACATACATAGAGAAACCTCCCACTGAGAATCAGGTCAGGACGCCCGTGCAAAGCACGCCCAGGTCAGAGCCAACCAACTTCATATCGAAGGCCATCTCACCCTCAACCCGGTCGGACTTCAGGTGCTCCATACGGAACGTCATGATACGGTTGCCTTGGGCGCCCGCGCCAAACAGCCCTTGCCAGCTAAAGATATAGCCGCCCGAGGGTTGCAGAATCGACGGTGCTGGGTTGGCGTAGACGAGCAGGGCCATGTTAGTGGCCATGTATTGGAGCGCGTCCGTGGCGCCCTCCGCCGCCGTATTGATGACCGCCGACGCCACCAGGAATTTGTCCACGCCGAAGAGCGCCGCGAGCAAGTCCTCGGTCACGAGACCGCGCTGGGTGTATTTGATACGGTCCAACACTTGGCGGTTGTTACGGAGCGCAAAGAACACGTCCGCAGTAACCACGAGGGTGTTCGGAAGGAAGCCGGTGGTGCTCTTGATAAGGGATTTTTCCTTATCAATGTCAGCCATCGGGTCACCGGTCAGCGCGTCCCACTTGATAGTGGGGGTGAAATCGCCGGCAGGGTCACCAGTCCAGGTGGACGCCTTCATGTATTTGGACACAAATTGCAGCTCACGGCGCACGAGCAGGTTTTGGGTCACAAACAGCGTAGCGTCCCGGTCCATATCAAGCGGCTGGTCCGCGTTGCTACGGGTCTGGTCATCGACGTCACGGTGGAACGCCCACACGTCCGCGAAATACGTGGGGGTGTTATCGATATGGTAGCCACCGCCAGCAGACTGGCTACCTGGTGCGCGTTTTTCCGCGCCCGTGCGGAACCAATAGCCCTTGTCATAGACAAAGTATCGGTCCGATTGTTTCATGACAGGGACAATGGGGAACACTTTATCCGCGATAAAGTCCGTCGCCTTTTGAATATAAGCAATGCTGATATTCGTCATGGGACGGTTAACGTGGACGTCTGACCTAGTCGGCTGACTCATTTCCTAACTCCCTCCGTAAAGTTAAACCCACTCGGGGTTAGGGTTGGATACCGTAGGGCATGACGTAGATGCTAGTGACTTGGCCGCTGACGCCCGGCGCCAGAGCCTTGGCCACACCGTAAGAACCGGTGGAGGCGTGGAGCACCTTACCAGCGGTGTCCACCTTGAGAATGTCACCGGCCGCAAAGGTGCCGGAGGCTTTCGCCTTGGACACGCCGAGCGCCATGACCTGGCCCGCCTCCGCAAGCTGCGGATTGTTTTGCAGGACGCCGAACGCCTGAGCGCCAGCGGCCGGCGCCACGAGCGCACCGAGACCGAGCAGACCGGTTCCCGTTGCCGGGCCGACGTCCACAAAGGTGAATTGGAAAGCGCTCTCGCTGGACATATCCACGTTGGCCTCAAGGACGCCAACGTAGAAACACGGAATTTCATAAGCCGCGTTGTTTGTAGGGGTCGTCATGACTTAGATACCTCCCGGGCGGGCCGCTTGGTGCTCCGCATACATTTTGCGCCCTTCGGGCGTTTCGAGGAATTTCGATAGTGCCTCTTCTTTGGAGCATTTCTCACCGCTCTTTTGGACCCACCCCATGGCGGCAGCCTCCATTTTAGCGTAGGACGCGTCCGGACCGGAGCCCCCGCCACGCGGCAGGTTGGAGCCGATTTCACCGAACAGCCTACCGGTCTGGGCTTGGGCGTTCAGCGCATTGAAGTTCTTTTCGACACGCTCGAAAGCCTCTTTGCCGGCTTTGTCGGCGTCCACGAGCTGCGCCACCAGGTCGTCCTGCGGGACGGCGAGGTGTTGCCAACCGGCGGCTTTCGCCACCAGCTCTTTCTTGCGGGTCTCCGCCTTTTGGTCGTCCAGGGACTTTTTCAAGTCCACGTTAGAGGTTTCAAGAGCGGCGTTTTTCGCCACTAGCTCGCGCTGGCTTTTCATGACCAGCTCCACGGCGCTCCGAGTCTTCGGGTCAGCGATACCCGAAAGATCCGGAGCGCCATTCGTTTGCGTATCCGCTGCAGACTTGCTCACTTGCTCCCCTTTCTTATTGACGGGTGACCCGCCAGATTTATCCACCTGAGTGGCGACACAGCCCCCACCCATTTTCGATACGTCGTCCTCGTCATCGTCGCCGTCGTCCTTGGCGGCTTTCTCCACCTGGGAGCCATCGCCCACCCGCATGGCGCCCGGGGTGGTGTCCTCGTCTCCCATTTCGCCCATGTTAAAACCCGCCACGTCCACGATTTGGTGGGCGAGGGCCGGCGGCATGGAGCCTTTAAACGGCGTCAGGATACGGGCCACCGCTTTACCAGCGGCCACCATTTGCGCGTCGGGCTCCCCGCCCGCGTCTTTTTTCACGTAGCCATCAAAGGCTTTGTCCACCGCCGCGAGCACGGCGGGGTCCGTCTTTGCAATCATATCCCGCATTTTCTTACTCACGTCCGCGTCTCTAGTGTCGGCGGCTTTATGCACCGCGTGGGTTCTCGGGTGGTCGGTCCCGTGGATTTGGACGGCAGCGTGGGCGTCACCGAAATCCCGCAGCTTTTCGCCCAGGGTCGCGTGCGCCTCCATTTTCGCCCGGTGGGTTGACTGTTGTTCGCCGTGGTGTTCGGCCGCTTTCATATCGCCACGGTCCTGCGCCTGAGCACCTAGCACCGAGTGGGCCGCGTAAGCCTCTTGGTGGTCCTGGCCGGTAAAGCCTTTGTGGCCGGAGTTACCCGCCTTATCAAAGATAGGCTTACCGGTGGAGGTAATACCAATGGTCTTACCCTTGCCTTTGCCTTTGTCCTCTGCCTCGTGGAGACCGCCACCGCTCCCGCCGCCTTTTTGCGGACCGGAACCCGGGCCACCCTTTGCCACCAATTCAGCGTGTTCCATATCGTCGTCTTTGTCTCCGTCGGACGCCGCTTTATGGACTTTTGATTTTTCCGGACCATCTTTCCAACTATCTACTCCGCTATGGCCACCTAGGGCATTATGGGCGCCCGCCTGGTGGGAGTGGGCTAACGCCTTATCGTTATTCCCTGCGGTGTATTGCCGCTGTGCCTCTGCAACGTGGTGCGCTGCCGCGTCGGCATGGTCTTTAGACGTGAAATCGGGGTGTGCTGCGGACACCGCTTTTTGATTGGATTCCCGGAGCGCCGCCCTTGATTCGGGAGTGGTCTTAGTAGGCACCTGCCCCGCATGGTGGCCTTCCGCATAAATCGGTTTTCCCGTGGACGAGGTAGCCATAACTTTGGCCGCCTCAAGCCCTTGGTGCTCCACCCCCGGCGCAAGGCTTACCGATTTACCGGATTCAGTTTTACCGATTTCTTTTTTGTCCTCGGTCTTACCGCCACCGCTCCCGCCGCCTTTTTGCGGACCGGAACCCGGGCCACCCTTTGCCACCAATTCAGCGTGTTCCATATCGTCGTCTGGCTCCCCGGCTTTGTGGACGGATTCTTTCCATGCACCCATGGTTCGGGTGGCTTTGGTTTGCGAGGCGTTACCGGTCCCCAGGGTGAAGTATTTACCTCCCGGGCTCGTCACTAATGGCCGAGCGGCGACATGGTCGTTTGCCTCTTTGCTCTCACCACGATTAGGCGCATGGTCCGAATGCTCGGACGCTTTAGCCTCATGGTATTTACCCATTTTCTCGTGGTGGTTTGCGTCAGCTTTTCTATCCTCTGATTTAGCCTGGTCAGCGGCAGCATAGTGGGCGCTGGCTATGCGTTCATGGGTGTGCATAGCGTCGGCGCTGCCGTAACCTGAATGCACCTTTTCGTCCCGGATTAAACCGCCGCTGCGGTCTTTACCTAACACAGTAGGCTTTTTATCCGGCGCCGGCTTATCACCGCCGCCCGGGTGCGGGCCGGAACCGGGTCCACCTTTATCCACCGTTGAAATGTCCGAGCGCTTGAGCACCAGCATACGCCGCCTATTCGCGCCCGAATCCACCAAGCTGATTTCCGCCGGCTCCAGGTCATGGAGGCGCGTTAGTCCGCGCTTGGGGTCTTTTGGTTTCGGGTCGTTATTTGACATTGGCTTACACCCTAAGTGTGTATTAATTCATATCGTCCCGCAAGCCGATACCGCTCACGGAAACGCTTTGATACGTGCCGTCCTCTACCTTTGCCCACTCGCCCGCGTCGAAAATCTTTAGCCCGACCACCCATGCGCCCTTTTTTACGGTCTGTGGTCCGTAAGGTCCGCTGTCCCACTTCATATCGAAGGGCGCGATATAGCTTTCAACCGGCGCAGCTTTGATGACCTTGGTGTGCATAGCGCCGACCACCCGCGACGTGAGCAGGTAGCGGTGGGCCGCAATTTCTATGTCCTCCGCCAGCATAAAGTCCTCTTGCTGGTCAGATTCCTCGGGCGAGAGCACCACGCAATAAATGATTTGCTTGGCGCGGTTTGCCAGTCCGATTTTTGCGACGTGGGTAAAGCGGTCAGGCTCCGCCACTTCGGTGCGCTCGCGGCCGAGCAAGCGCTGGACAAAGTCCACCGCCGCCGATTTCGCTACCAGGGCACCTTGAGACGGGTAACCATGGACACGATTTCCGCGACCACTAGACGTAACGTCTGACCAAGCGTTGGCCGTTGCGTCCAAGGCAAGCATGGCGTCGGGCGGTAGCATATCATACTCAGCGACGGCTCCCCGGGGGTCGGCGTCGTCTGACGTCGCGGCGTCAGCGGTTGCGGCTCTCTCAAAAGTTTGCTGGTGCCAGCCGGGGGCGTCTCCCTCTTTAACCACGCTTTCCACGTGGTCCGTCTCGTCAAGTCCTTCGGGGAAATCGGTGATTTCATGCGGACCCTCATAGTGGAACACGCCACCAGGTTGGAGCACCCGCAGGATTTCAGCCAGTAGCGGCGCCGGATCGGTGCTCAGCTCGTCCATATCGTGCAAAGCGTTGACGAGCCGAACGCTGTCCGCGCTACTGTCCTCGAAAGGGAGCCCCATGGAAACGTCATGCACCAGAGTAGCGTCATCGTAGGCGTAAAGGTCCACGCCGATATGCCCCGGGGCGCGGGCTTGGCCCGAGCCCAGGTCCAGCTTTAACGGCTCCGCGTCCTCGTCCGTCTCTGCCGCGTCCGAAAGACCGAGCGCTTGCATGAGCACATTATACTGTAGGGGCGTGTGCAGCTCGTCCCGCAGCTCTTCGGGGAGCCCGTTAGAAATGTCCACCCATTGCCAACGGTAAACCTCGCCGTCCGGATCGTCCTGCATAGACGTGCTAGGGCGCTCGTCCAGAGTGGCGTGGAACGGCTGAACATGGAGCGGCTCCCCCTCTTTATCCGTCAGCTCGTGGACGTCGGTAAGCGGCTCCACGTCGTCCGGGTCCAGCTCTATGCCGGTTTCCTCTAGCGCCTCGCGTAACGCCCCCGCGTGAAAGTCCTCGCCGGGGTCACAGTGACCACCAGGTGTAGTCCATTTGTCATTGTCGCGGCGCTGACCCATTAGTAGGTGGTCACCCACGCGAATGGCAACGGTGGCCACGCGGCGGGGCTCGGCGGCTTTGTGGACCCGGGACCTATTGTGGATACCGGACAGGTGGGAAATCGAAAAGCCCGGCCCACCACGGCGTGCCGCCTCGTCATGCAATTTCCGGTGGCGGTCCGCGTTATCCACCGCTTTTTGAAAGAGCGGGTTGGTATCTTTTTGCGCGTGCATATCGTTATAGCGGAGGCTGCCGTGGCCCTCGTCTATTAGCTGACGCGTCAGCTTGGACGATTCCGTGGAAAGTTTTTCGCTTTCCTTTTGCAGCTCCCCCACGGTCATGGTCTGGGGGTCTTTTTTCTCTTTCGGCTTTTTCTCCGCCCGCGCCCGCGTGGCTGCCTCGCGGTCATGGAGCGCGGCCGATTGCTCTTCGGGGGAACGGGTAGCCAGGTTCTTACCGTGGTCACCACGGGCCGCGTCACTGAACCGTGAGCGGTTGAGCGCCACCTGCTCGTCCGACAGGTCCGCCACGCCGTCAGCGTCCACGTCAATGGTCTCGCTGGTGTCATGCGCCCGCTCGGGGTCTTTGTGCGGACCGCTGCCGCCACCCTTTTGCGGACCGCTGCCAGGTCCACCTTTGTGGACGCTGGACTTATGCGGCACCGCTACGGCGTAGCTGCTTTTCTTACCGGTCTTAGGTCCGTCAACGTGCCATATGGTGGCGTGGGTGCCGCCGTCACGGAGCGCCACCGCTTTGGATTTCGCCTCGTCCCGAGTGTGGCCGCCCGAGTGGAAATGACCAAGCCCGTTCTCTTTGCCGGCGCCCAGGCTTTTAAATTTCGCCTCAAAGGCGGCTTTCTCCAGCTCATGCCCACGCCCGCCGCTCTCGCCTTTGTGCGGGCCGCTGCCGGGTCCGCCTTTATGGACTTTATCTTTCCGTTTATTGGAAACGTGCTCTCTATATTCCTTACCGAACACCTTTAGAAACTTGGAATTGAAATTCCGCAAACGAGAAAACGCTTTATCAGTATCGGCTTTCGC